AAATTGTTAGTATTTACATCCCAACTTAATACCTGATTGGCTGTAGGTGCAATAGTAGTAGTATCAACATCAACCATGTCATCAATAGTTGGAGGTCTATTTGCTAACCATACATCATTCACAGAATCATATGTATATGTAACTCCAAACGTTGAATATGTGTCATTATGCGATGGATTTGTGGGCAGATTTAACGAATTTGTCATGTCTAATTATCTCCGTAGTGTTATTCTGGTTTTGTTGGCCATGTGATGTTATGTGGGAATCCAGATTGATCTGGTACGTTTAACAAATCTCTGCGAAATGTTGTCCATGCATCTCTTTCTTCAGATGTTAGGTCATCCCAACGTAGTGGATTAGTTACAAATGGATCAACCTCTGTAATTAAAATATTATCACGTTCTAAACGAACTTGTGTAGCAGCCTCAGCGTCCAACTCTTCTTGTGTAGGAGCAACATACTGTACAAATTCTGTACCAATCAAAGACAGTACATCATTATTATTAATAGTTGTATCTGTATCAACTGGATCTATTGTGTATGGTATCCAGCCATAGACTGGATGATTAATCTCTACATCCATACGAAGATTATCAGATTGAAGTGATACCGCATTACGGACTTCTGTTATTATTATATTATTCATTTTAAAATCCTTATTGACATTAATTATTTAAGAAATTCGTAGAAACACTGTGCCTCGGCCAAAGGTGCTGGCATTACTATCTGGAATAACTTATTCTGGCTTAGTAGGCCATGTTACATCGTGTGGGAATTCAGGCTGTGCTGGTACATCCCTTAAAAGCTGACGATAGTTTGCCCATATAGCTTGATTTACAGGAGCATCAGCAACCTGTGTCCAGTCAGAAGATGACAAAAGTGCATCACGGTTAGCACGAGCTTCTATGGCTGGGTCTACTGGTTCTGGTTCTGGTTCTGGCTCAGGTGTTGGGAAATCCTCTACAGACCATGCTGCGCCATCCCATCGTGCAAACTGGCCCTCTGCTGTTGCAGGTGGTTCAATCTCGACACAGCCTGCTGGAATAAGTATGTTGCTTTCATCCATTGGGTCGGTGTCTGCTGTTGTGATGCCTACAAAGACACCATCTATGTCGGTTTGATATACGTTCATATTTGTTTCTCCATAATGGTTTGATATACATTCATATTTGTGTCTCTTTAGTATTTGATACAGGCAAGTAATGCCACGTTGCGTGGTCGTGTCTCTGTCCCACCAGTGGCACCTGTTGGGGAGCCAGTCCCAGAGGTATTACCATCTTTCTCATTTGGCCAAGTACCTCCAGACAGTTGATAACGAGACAACCAAATTGTACCAGCGGCAAGCGAGGACCCTGTGTGAGTGTGAGATTTAAACTCATCCGCCTGAGCAGAACCAAAGCTGCGACCACTATCGACACCACGAGAATCATCCCAGCCACGCAAGAACTCACCACGAAGATCAGGCACGTTAAACGAACCACCAGAACCACCGAATGTGTAGCCTATAGATGCAAAGAGGGCGGCATAGGTAGAGGTGCTAAGTGATGCGCCGTTGGCTTTGATGAAGCCTGTAGGAGGTGTGCTACTAGCGTGGTAGATTACTGCGCCTGCTGACAATCCAGGACCAGATGGTCCTGCGGAACCAGATGGTCCTGTTGCGCCCTGTGGTCCTGGTGTCAATTCTATAGTGTTTATTGCGTTATCAACTTGTGCTATAGTATATGCATCAGTAATTCCATAACTTGCAATTGTAGTAGGAGTATTTTGAACCGCAGACCAATCTATTATTAATGGATCAGTATATGATATAACACCAGTTGCTGAATTATAAGACAAATCACCTGATACTGAAATGCTATTTCTTGCACGTGCAGTTGTGAAATATAAATTACTGGCTTCTGTTACATCATCAGTTGTACTTGCTGATAATCGTGCGGCAAATCCATCAGTTGGAATGAAATTGTTAGTACTTACATCCCAACTTAATACCTGATTGGCTGTTGGTGCAATAGTAGTAGTATCAACATCAACCATGTCATCAATAGTTGGAGGTCTATTTGCTAACCATACATCATTCGCCAAATTATATGTATATGTAACTCCAAATTGTGAAAATGTAGTATTATTCGGTACATTTGTGGGCAGATTTAACGAATTTGTCATTATTATTCTCCTTCATCCCATAAATTAAAATCATCAGATGGTTCATAACTAATAGTATTATATGTCACTGCGGTTATTTTACCTACAATGCCATCATCAAACACTACAACTCCATCAATTAATTGAAGTGTTACAATGTCTAAATTATTTTCATTAAAATATGTTGATGCGATACTATTAAATGTACTACCGTTATTAGAATCAAATGCAGAATAAGTATTTAAATTAGGAAGACCAGAAAGTAAGTTTTTTTCTTCTTTACCTGTTTCATATAATCCAACTATTCTTACATTATTACTTGCCCCAACCGAACTTGTTGATGTATTGATTAACAAGTGCTGCGTTTCATTTAAAATTTTACTACTATTCAAATTTGTCATGCTTGTTAGCAATCCTAAATATTCTACGTTGGTTTCTTTAATTATAAATCTACCACCAGTAACTGGATTATCAACTTTTCTAATATATCCAATACTATCTTGTATAGTTACTGCATCTGGACCAGTAGATAAATCCCATCCTGCTCCATTCCATAGATACACGGCAGGAGTTTCAGCATCTAAAATAGTTTCTCCATCAAGACCGCCATTAAATTCTACATCAAAGTATGTTGAGCCTCCTTGTGAGTGGCTATAATAACCATAAGGAGATTCTCCCATAAACGATGCAAGTCTAGCATCACTTGATAAATCTACAACTATTTCAGAAGAAATTTGAAAGTTATCAACATCATTCCAATTCGTAGTGTAAAATGTAATGATATCACCTTGGCGCTGAATTTTAATTCTAGTATAGTCCGGTGCCCATGTACTGGCGGTTGATCCGGCAGTCATGTCACTAGATGCTATCATCCAAGTTGGAGCCCACGGTCCATTCTCAGTGTAAAAAACTCCCCAGTGGTTTGATGGTTCTTGGCCACCTTTTGTTCTAGCAGCAACAAGTGTTTTATTTGTTGACCCATCTCTGGTAAATGCTGCAATTAAACCGATAGTATCATTATCACCGGCAGCATCCGATCTAACATTTGCTGAAAATACATAATCATTATATTTGTCAGGTGAAACAAATCCACCGCCGGCTGATGTGTTTGTAGGCTGAACAATTCTTGTTGGATTCTGTGATAATGTCCAATCTGCTGCTTGTCCGCCAGGCGTTGTGCCACCTGGATAATATCCAGATCCATCAAATCTATCCCATGAATTAAAAACATCTGCTTGTGATGGTGGAGATATAACTTGAGTTGCTGCCAATGCTTCGTCTGCATCCCAGTATACAAGAGATGGCTTTTCTGGTAATGGAGTAATAGTTATATATGCTTTTCCAGTTTCTATCTCTGTTCCGTTAGTAATCGTATAATCAAAACTTGCAGGCTCACCAGAAAGACCAGTAGAGTTAAATTCTATTGTTCCCGATGTGAGTAACACTGTGCCACCAACTGGATTACTAACTCCAGTAACAGTTAATGTTCTTCCCTGTCCATCTATATCATTATTAGATAAATTAGATGCTGATGTTAGAAGTGTTTCGCCTTGGCGCACACTTAACGTATCAGGTATAGTAATAATTGGAGGTATGGCAAGAACTGTCATACTAACTGTTCCAGTCTCATTTATATTGGAACTATTACGAACGGTATATGAAAATCCTGCTGCATCATTACCTAGTCCACCACTTGTAGATGTGAATTCTACATTAGTTCCATTTAATACAACTGTCCCATTGGTAGGATTACTAACTGATATCAATGTTAATGGATCAAGGTTTCCACTCCATTCATCTACGCTGCCTGCTAAAATAGAGGCAACTGGTATGATTGTAGAATATGTTGTTATTACTTCAAATGTATTAGTTGCTAATAGTATTCTGTAATTTGAAAGTCCGTAAAAATTTGAAAAGCTTACTTCATCGCCCGTGGATTTACCTATCATGTCTCCCATAACATTTATTAAATCACTTAAAGTTATGTTATTCAAATTTGCAATTTCTGCTGGCAATCTGCTACTAAATTCTGCTGTGACATCTGCTATAGAAATTTTTCCACTACTCTGTATTGGCATAATTAGTTACCTTTCAGTTTTTCAACTTCATCTTTCAACTCTTTAATGGCCTCTATTAATAATGGAACTAGTTTTTCATATTGAACTGTTTTATAATCAGTTTCACTATCTAAACTAATAGGCGCAGTTTTAACAACTTCTGGTAGTATTGCTTCTACTTCCTGTGCACTAACACCTACTTGTCTATTTTCTGTATCATATCCAAATTCAGCCGCTATATCATTTCCTTTATAGTAATATCCGTTAATTTTATCCAATTTGTCTAATGCACCATCTATTTTACCGTCAAAATCTTTTAATCTTTCATCCGAATAGAATGCAGTTATATCACCTGTTGCAGCAATTTCACCAACAACATGTAACTTCTTCGCAGGAGTTACAGTACCTATACCTAGATCACCGCCAATAGACATTGAAGTTGTTGTTGTTGATCCCGTATCTGTTACCGTTTGTAGATCCATCGAAGGTCCTACTGGTCCTTGTATTCCTTGTGGTCCTTGTGGCCCAACCAATGATTCTAACCACGCTGTGACTGTTCCAACAAAACCTTGTTCAATCGCAACTTGATAAGCTGATTTGCCGTCATCACCAACTAGACCCGGAGATAAATCTATCCATGCTCCAATTGTTTCAGAATATACGTATGATCTACCAGTAGTTAATGTGTCATACCATATAAACCCATCACGTAAATTTGAAGTGGGTGCATTATCGGATAATATTACTGCAGATCCATGATACGTTAATAATCC